CAATCGTTACGCTTTGGCCGACATAAAAGGTATCTCTAACATCTTCATTAAAATACAAAGTGCCTGTGCCTACAACATTGCTGTGAGCAACGCTAAACCATTTAGGAGCCCATAACATAGGAATAAGGACTGCATCTGCGGCATCTGCTACTTCTTGAAGCGTAGCATCTGGATACAAAGTACCAACTCCGAGAGTGCTGCGGAGTTCTGCGACTGTTGTAAGTGCCATTTGCAATCCTTTCTAAAGACTCTGGGGAGTAGAGGGCTACTACTCCCCAGAGCGACTTAGTTACCTAGTTATCAGGTTAGGTTAAACCAGTTTGCGCCAGCTGCTAATTTAGTAGCTAATGCTCCCTGACCGAATAGTAGAATATCTACAGTTCCGTCTGAGTTCACATTTGTGCGAAGTTGCTGACGAGCACCCTCGTACCATGTGTAAGCGTCTGGGTTAATAACAGCCATTGAGTAATCAGCTGTTCCTACTCCACCAGAACCCTTCATGTAACGAGATACACGAAGGTCAAGCCCTGCAACAGATCCGCGAAGGCTTGTTGGTGTAAGTGCGCCACCTGCGTTTTGAGGATTAGCAGCGATGTAGATTGGTCGTCCTTGATCGTTGTAGCTCATAATGTTAGCCCATTGTTCTGGTGTAACTACAATGTTGCGAGCAAAGCCAAGTGATGCTGAATACACTGCGGCTGCGGCACTTGATACATACTTAAGCAAGCCATCAGCTGAGTTAGCCTGTGCTGTTGCGTTAAGAGTACCTGCGCCCTGAATAGCTGTTGTCACAAATTCTTCAGTATCTTTTGCGTAAGCAAACTCCATCTGGACTAGAAGCTCGTCTAGAAATGCAGGTGTTGAATTTGTGAGAAGTTCTAGAGTAGTAATTGCACGACCCTTAAAAGACTTCTTTGTAACTGTAATAAATGATGCTTCAAGTTGTGATTCTGTAACTGCACCATTCTCATCGATTTGATCGACTAGAGGAACCTCAGTAATCTTTGGAAGTTCGAATGTTTTTCCAAATTCTGGCATTGTACCGCGAGAAACTGAATCAATCATTGGGCGATCTGCGTTTGAAAGGAAATTAAGTAGCTGTGTGCTTTGTGGTGTTGGAATAAATCCTGCACCTGTTGTCTGATCGTTGTCAGCAGCGCGTAGCCATTGACGAGATTCATCATCACCAAAGAGGTTAGCCTTTAGTGTGTTTTCCAAGTAATTGCGCTTTGTTACTTCAATTATTGGATTTGTGTAGTACATCGCTGAAACAGTTGGGCGAGCAGCTTCAACCGCTGGAGCCTCAACTGGTGTTGCTTCGACTGCTGGAGTGGGATTTTCCACGATGGCTGTCTCGCTTTCTGTTGGTTGGATTGTTTCTTCAACAGGGGTAACTTCCTCTGCTGCGATCTCTAGGATTTGAGCAGACTTAAAGGCTGGCTCTGTAACTAGAGAAACTTCTTTTAACTTAGCCGATGTAACGACTGTGTGGCCATCTCGTGATGGTTGCGATGAAATAATTTCCGCACCGATACTCAATCCTGTAACCAAATTTTCCTGTGCCATGATCAAAGCATCATTACCACCTGTTGAGCGACTTAGCTTAAATGTTGCGTAAATGCCATCTTCTTTTTCTTCCGATGAAATCATGCGACCGACAGGCTTTTTCATGTCATGCTGGCTTAGCAATTTGATCTTTGATGCATCTTCAATGTCGATTGATCCTGCTGCAAAAACATAAGCACCAAGATTAGTTTTGCCGATTTCGCCAGTACCCATAGGTACGATCTTGCCGGAGATTTCGCGGCGTTCTTCTGAGCACTCAATTGATGATGCTTCGATGTATAAGGTTTCCATTAGCCTTCACTTCCGTTAGGTGTTAAGTCTTCCATTTCCATCGCTTGCTCTGTTGTAATTAAGCCAAGCGATAACATCTTTTCCAATACAAGCAATCGCTCCATAGGTTCAACGCGAAGGAAACTAGAATCAAGATCAAATTTTACATAGTGTCCAGTCGTAGATATATCATCCATGCTTAAACGCTGTTCAATGGCAGAGATATAAGGCTGAAACGCTAAGGCTACTAATTGTTTTCTTTCGTCAAGAATGTTAGCGTATGTCATGGATGTGTTCATGTCGGCTGACAAATAATAAGCAGGGATTCCACACAAACGACTAATTTCTGTAGCAAGATTTTGAATCGCCTCGTTGTACATCATGTCTTTAGGACTAAAACCTAAATTCTGCGCTTCGAGAGTGGATGTCAAATATGCAGTTGATCGATTTTGTCTAGCTGCTTTCCAGGAAGATAAAAGAGCTTGTACCTCGCTAGGTGGAAGATCAGCGCCTGAGTTGCGAAGAATAGTTGTGGCCATCGGAGTTTGCGCGGCTATCGCGGCAGCTTTTTGAATATCTATTGCAGCTTGAATTGTACGAGCACCAGTAGTAAGTACGCCTTCATTAAATGACTGGAATGTAACAAGAGATCCAAGACCTGACATTGGCCGCGGCGATCCATCCACATAATACTGAGTTACAACAGTGTTAGTTACATTGAGATCAAAAGTAATACGAGTATTTGCTACCCACTCAAAAGATGCTGGGCGATTATCTTCCTGATAAGTTTCGGTTATTTCGAGAAAAGCCTGACCGAAAAATAGGAGGCTGTCCACTAAATAACTTAGGGTGACAAACTGTGGTTGCGATTTAGATAGTTGATAAACCCATCTTGGAGCTGCAATTTCTTCGCCTGTTGATTTTTTCTTATACTCTAAAGGAATAGATCCGATAGTACACAATAAATCTCGGCATCTTTTTACAGCTGGCACAGCCATAGCATCTCGCCTAGCAATTACTGGAAAAGTAAAATTGTAAATTGCATTTATGCTATCGCCCATAACTTGTGGCGCAACTTGTGCTTGTAGTGTCTGAGGCTTACGCGAAAAGATACCCATAGACATAAAGGATAGCATTTGTCAAGTAATTAGACAAACTCTGTCGGCGTGTCTAAGTATAAATCTGAGGCTTAGGCTCTGGAAGCATTAACTTGGAAACCGTCATTGCAACTCCAATTATTGCGCTAATGTCGCCTGCCGATTTGCGCTTTATGATACGCCACGCCGAGTCATTAACTTTAGCTGCACAATTGTTAAATTGCTGTATAAGCTCTGGCATACCATTGTGAACGACCCTTTTATTGACTAAGCCTTCCAATAGATCGCCACAGGCTTTATAGAACTGCTGGCCCGACACATCCTCAACTACAACGCCTGATTGCTTCAATCTATCGGCAATTGTCTGAGTTGCGTACTTATCGAAGCAAACAAGTCTTGGATGATAGAGATCGCACCATGCTTTAATAGATGCAGCCATCTTTAACTCATCTATTGCCATCTGAGAGCTGTAAGTCTCTAGGATCCCGATACCAATCCGCCCATCTGGGAGAAGTTGGCCTGCTACTAAGCTCCCGTGTCTTTTTGACGGACTGGTATCGAAACCAAACACAGTATAAGCCCCCGGACTCATTTCTAAGGTGTTATCGGAAGTTTCCTCAAGGATTCCATGAGGCCAAGGACTTTGTAGGCTGTCGATCCATTGACACAGCGTTTCTGTTCGTGTCTGCTCAATCGGGTTAGTTGCAATAGCTTCTTCAATCGATTCTTTAGTAATTGTAAATCCTAATGCTGGATTACTTGGTGCTACAGCCGTTCTCCAGAAAGAATCAGAAGCAATGTCTATCTTGCAATACTGTGGCGCAGAATACTCATAGTAGCCATAAGTCTCAGGCGGATAATCTTTAGCGCGCTCGACCAGATTATTCAGTACAATGCTGAAATGGTCACCAGCATTCGATGTTAAAAATGTCTGGGCGTTAGCCCTGGCTCTAGTCACAGGAACTGCAGCTTTGTACCCGTCTTCGGAGATCTCTCGAATTTCATCGATCCATAAGAAATCGGCAGTACGACCACGAGGTGAAGATGAGTTATCGGAAATGACATCTAAAGTCGCGCCATTGAGTAGCTCTATTCTTTCGCCACCGTTAGCGTATCTAATTGCCTTAGTCATGGCTTTAAGCTCTGGAGTTGATTCAATAGTCCAAGCAATTTCACGAAACAGCATCAGAGAAGTTGCTCGGTTAGCAGACATGATAATTATCTTCTTTTCCCCACCGTAGAACATTCCCCAGATAACTCTGACTCTGCCTAAAAAACTTTTGCCATTCTGTCTCGAAATTAAGAGCAAGGCCGTCTTGATCCTGTATTGATTTTTCTTATCGACCATAAGCATCTGATTTAGCACATGTTTCTGGTAAGGCATAAGCGGATCCATTTTTAGCCGCTCAATCATTTCTAAAACTTCACCAGCTCTAGATTTACCTTTGAGAATAGGACTGTGAACCCTCGGTTCGGTTGCCCCTCGTAGCGGTAATTTCCTTTTGGGTTTATCTGTCATCGAATCGGATCAGGTCTGAGCGTAAAAGGACTGTTCGCTGGTTGCTCCGACTGCATCGGGGATATACGGGATGA